GTTATCTGTATTCAATCTTGTATAAATGGCGCTTTGTAATGCAAATTGTCCTAAACTCAATCTACTACCCCTTCTTTTTTAAATATCTCTAATATTTTCTTTTTGTTTTTCTTCAAAGCAGGTTGCATAAATGGTCTTGCTAACATATTTGTAGTTCCAAATTCTAGGTGTACAGCATAAGGTGCTGATGCAATAATTTGACCAACCACCTTATCATCTTTAATTTTGACTTCTGTTGTTATTTGACTAGCTAAAAATCCTGTATCACTTGCAGGTGGCTCTCCTGCTCTTGATGCTTGATGAGTACGTCTAGGTTCGTACTTTTCATACACACGACCTGATTTACCACCTTGAAGTATTGATTCTACTGCTGTATTACGTACTAGATTTGTACTTCTGAAAACTGCACGTTTTACATTTTTTTCAGCACCTTCTTTAAGAGTTTTTTTTAGTTTTTTATTGAACTGGTCAAGGTTTGCAATTTTAAACATT